TCTCCTTACAAAAACCTTTTAAATTAAATTGCCCAATATCAGAACTTACTTTACACCACCATTTTCTATCAGAATATATCTTGGCTGGTTTTTTACAAACATTGCATAATGGATTATTTATTTTTATCGGTTTTACAGATGCCATGATTTTCTTTTATGTCATACCAATTAAACGAACAATACCATTTCTTATCGCTATCCATAAACATAGCATCACGACCACACTTATGACATACAAACTTATCGCCATATACATAAACTTCTTGTTTATTAACTTTCGTCATGTAACTCGTCATCAATCCATTTGTCTTGCTTTACCTTAACTTCTAATATAGCAATTTCTTTTTGATGAACTTTAATCATTTGTTCAAGATACCATATTGCTTTTTTGCAGTCATCTATCTTGTCAGTTAATTTGTCTGACTTCAAACCCTCTCTGCTAATATACTTGAGAGCATTACCTTTTATGTAGCCATAAAATTCTTCTTTGCTCATCTTGGCTTCCATATACTCTATTGTTTCTATTCCCCCTTTCTTGTAATGTTCAGGGTTTATCGTATCACTCATTGCTACTCCTTATAATCATTAGTATAAAATCATACATTGTTCTGTATCTTTATTATTACCTATCAACTAAAATTAAGCCTTGATTAACCAACAAGGAACTTAATTATGTGGACAAAACCATCAGCTACTGAAATGAGATTTGGCTTTGAAGTAACAATGTATGTCATGAATAAATAAAGATAAGGGGAGTTTCCTCCCCTATCTCATTCCCCTAGTTAATAACATATAGAGCCTTGTCCTGTTGGCTGACAAACTGTTAATTCATCATTGCCATAAACAAATGTTGGCTCATCACTTGATACTTGTGTTTCAACTTGAACATCTCCTGAACTATCAATAAATAGATAAGTAGGTTCTGATGATTCAATAATAGTTAATGAACCATCACTCTCCCACACACTATCTGCTAGAACAGGTAAGCTAAACATCATTCCTAGCAATAAATATTTCATATTAGAAAGGAACATCAGAAGCTAGGTCATCAAAAGATTTAGGTGCTACTGTTTCTTTAGGTGCATTAGCATTGTCAGGGTTATATGGTTCTTGCATTTGCCCACTCATATATGTAGTTCCTGATTTAGATTCTCTTACCCATGCACTTAAAGACATTTCTTTACCACCTTCTAAAGTAATTGTCCCTGTGTAGTCAGGTTGTGAGTCTTTGGTTTTATTATTTTTAAATAATGCAAACCTGTTTGTGTTGTCATACTGTTCAGCCATTTAAGTTCTCCTTTATGGTTTTAATTTTATATTCTACTTCTTGCACGAATGTGCTTACTTCTTCTTCCAAACGAGCTATTAACTCATTATCTCTTGGCACTCTCTTGATAAACATTTTTAGGTCATCAGGAAAGTCAGGGTGATATGATACAAAGTCGCACCACTCTCTACCTGTGCAACTCATTTGCCATTGCATTTGGTGTATATATCTTTTATGTATTTCACCTGTTTCTATTGTGGTTGTATGCGTTATAGGTTGTGGGCATTTTATTTCTATTAATCCTTTGTCTCCTACCATACCATCAGGACTAGCACCACACATATCTATTGTAGGGTGGTCTATCATACCTACATCTGTTAGGTCTGTTCCTACTAATAACTTGTTACGATTAGCATACTCTAGCTTGGCTTCATCTTCATACTCTACTCCATGTTTCATAGCATCATTCATAAACATAGGAACAACTTTGCCTGTCAATCTTTCAGTTACTAACTGTAAACGATACTTTGTTTTATAAGTAGACTCTCCTACTTTAGTCTTAATCATAATGTCATGTATCTTACTAGCAGTGACCTTACCTAGTCTTGCCTTGAACCACTCATCTGTTCGTTGTTCCATTATTTACTTCCCTGAACTTTCTGAATAAATGGTAGGCATAATTTTCTGTCAGTTTCACTCAAGCCATTAAAGTATTGTCTAGCACTATTGATACCTTGTTCTTTGTATATGTTCTCTATATGCTCTAAAACATCATGTGGGGGTAAATCCTCTCCGTAATACAGGTGAAGCGAGATTCCAAAAAGAGCAATGCCTTTTGCTAAACATCTTTGCATAGCCGTATTTAATTGCATTGTATTAGGATTCTTAATGGCTTGATTCTTAAAATCTAATACAGGTAATTGTGCAGTCATCTCTTTACCAAATGCTTTGACTGTGCAAAATACCATCATGCTACCATCAGGTAATGTAAGTGGCTCTGCATAGCTCCATGTTGCTGACTCATCATGTTGTAGCAATGTATCTACTGCCCATGCCCATGATAGATAAGTAAACTTGCCTTTCTTTTCTGTGTATTTACTAACATCTATCTTTCTTAACTCTTGAAATTTACTCATCTCTTTCTCCCAAATATTTGGTCAAGAACTTCCTGTTGATAAGAAAGTTTCTTCAACTGTTCCATCTCCAAATAGTCTTGGTGCATTTCTTGTTGTAATTGGTCTTGTGATATTTCTTGCTGAACTGCAAGTGCTAACTCTGTTGATTTACTCATTGTATTTCTCCTTTCTTCTTAAAAGTTAATATACTTTACTACTGTTAATTTTATTTGTCAAACTATTTATTTACTTTATCAAAACCTTGCGACTTAAATACTTTCCCATCTTTACTCGTTGCTCTAAACTCAAAATCTCCAAATGCTTTTTTCATTTGCTTTAAAAATTCATTAACGGATATTTGTTTGGTTTCCAAATTGTCTCTCCCCATATCTAAAAGATTTATTATCAAAGTATAACCCTACTGAACCTTCCCAACCTGTGCCATGCCTTTGCTTACTCACTTGCACAAAACAATCATACTGTTTACTTATCTCTACTGTGTTAGCACCCTCATCTGTCATATCCTTTTCTTTTTGTTTGTTCCTGAATACTGTAATACAATTATCTGCTAGGTTAGTAATATCACTAGAACCCATTACATCAAACTTACTTGGTTGTCCCATTTCATTCATTGTCTTTCTGCTATGAGCCACCAAAAATATATGAACCCCAATATCTCTGGCACAAACACATAGCTGATTTAAAAATTGCTTTTGCTTATTGTAGTCATCACTGTTAATACCTATCTTGGTCAATGAATCAATAACAAATACCTCTACCCCTAGCTTTTCTTTAGCATACTGAATAACTGATAATACTTTTACAGGCGAAGTTTCTCCCTCTGCATCATATAAAAATAAGTTATCATTTATCTTGTCTAAAAAACTATCTATGCCTAACTGTGTTGGCATTTGTGTCCCTGTATCTTGTTGCAACATTCTTCCTAGCGTTGCTCTACATTGCATTTCAAAAGAACCAATCAAACACTTATGTTCCCCTAACATCTTGAGTATCACATAGTTTAACCATGCTGATTTACCATGCCCACTGTAACCTGATACGATTGTTACTTCATGTTCCCTTACCCTAAACAAACCCTCAAACTTGCTAAAAGGTAATGGTATGCCACCATTTACATCTTGAGTAAAATAGTCAAGTATTTCACCACTGTATGCCTTTGGTGATTTAATCTTAAAGTGTTCATCTGTATCTCTAGTAGAAAAATAATTATCTACATCTTTATCATCTATTATTAATTTATTTAATTCATCATTTAATGTCATTGTATATACCTTTTAATCTTTCTGTGATTTCAAATAACTTCTTATTATCCGAATCTTCTAATGACTTACCTTTACGAATAGTGCTAGAACATAATGCAACAAATAATAAATCATCTCTTGTTGCCTTTAGCACTCCATAAGGATTAGAAAATCTTATCCTTGTCTTTGGCTTAAATTCTGTATCTAATGTATCAGGCATAACATCACTCCATGTCAGTCCTGAATCTTGCAGTATTTGTTCCATACTACAACCTGCAAAACAATTGAGTATCATCTTGTCTTCTTTAAACTTTAAACCTAAACTAGCGTTCCTATCATCATGGCTAGGGCATAAACATTGATACTCTCCCTCGCCAGACTTATAAACCTTTTCAAACCTCGCTAGTATTCTCTCTTTCTCTATCATCTAACATCTCCTTAATCTCATATTGTCTTAATTTAGGTATGCCCCTCTGCCCCCAATAGAATACTGCCTGTCTACTTAACTTGGGTTCAAACTTCTCTGCCAATTGATTTGGTGTCACTTCTAATTCTTTACATACTTCTTGCAATGTCATAACTATTCCCTTTATATAATTTGAGTAAAAGAATTTAACAAACAATTAATCATTCGTCAAACAATTCTTTTTTAATATCTAATTCAACCTCTATTTCTATTTCATTATCTTCATCATCATCTTCCTCTATCTCAAAGAAGTAGCCGTTGTAACCCATATCAACATCATCTTCATCACCAAAGTATTCGTTTGTTCCTCTGTCTATAATAATCATGTTTAAACACTCCTTATGTCCATTTAACTTCTATAAATTCAGAGGGATTCTCAAGCCAACCATCATCATATCCCTCGCAAGATTCTATGTATGTCTTCAATTCTTCATAGTTTTCAATCATGTCTTCAGCATAAAATCCACCTAGACCACCATAAAGGTCTTCTATATCTATACTAAAGCTACCACAATGTCCGATAGACATTATTACTTCATTTGCTAGTTCGTCTATTTCATGATTATCGTGATAAAGCCAATTAATAAAATGACCTCTATCTATTTTTGCTATTGGTAATTTACTCATCTTCACTCTCCTTATAATGTTGGTATGCACTGTAAGTTTCTATTGTTAGTCATCAGAGAGCCACCATCATTACCCTCATCATCTGCACTTGGTGTTATGATTGTGCCATCATCTAAATGAATCTCACAAGGTCGTTTATACCAACCCCATTCAGTCGTTTCATCTAATGGTAGATATTTAACCGCTACAATCTTTTTGCCTACTAAATACTTTGCTACTTTTTCTGTCCATATTTCTTCGCTATTCATTGCGGTATCTCCTCTACTGATTCTTCTGAAAATCCTAGAACATCAATATTATTGTCTAGGTGTTTAAATAACTTTACATCTCCATGCCTGTTCAATACTTCTTCACCTGTTTCTTGGTCTACCTTTGCTAGTAAGTAACCAATCACTTCGTATTCATATTCCTTATCACAATTCATTTTATGCCCTCCAATTTTTTAGTTTTATAATTAAATCTTAATCCTTTCTTTGTTTCTCGTCTTAATATATTTTTCCTTTCCTTTCTAACATACTCTATTTGGTCTTGAGTAAATGCAC